CAACCGGTCAGCGGCAACCAACACTGGCGACCAGTCAGCGGCAACCAACACTGGCAACCGGTCAGCGGCAACCAACACTGGCAACCGGTCAGCGGCAGAGGTGTCTGGATCGCAATCTGTAGCGGCTTCATTCGGTGAAGGCGGGAAAGCCAAAGCATCCGAAAACGGGGCTATTGTTCTGTGTTATCGAGATGACGACGGCGAGATAATTCATATCCGTGCCAGCAAAGTTGGCGAAAACGGAATTAAGCCGGATGTTTGGTATTCGCTGAATGAAAATGGTGAATTTGAAGAAGTAACCGAGTAACTCCCCACCCCCACCAATCCCCAGAGTAAGTAACTGACCATCGTCGGTGTTTTGCTGTGGGCTAAACACAAGGAAATGAGCATGGCAGACGAAAACACCGGCTTGGTGGTAATCGACATTAAGCCTGAATCCTACCCGACACTGTACGTCACGAACGGCCTTGATAAATACCTCGACCAAATTCGGCAGGCGGTTAATGAAGTTCCAGATGTATCGACTGCAAAGGGCCGAGCGCGGATAGCATCACTTGCCGCCGGTGCGTCACGAAGCAAAACAGCAATCGAAAAGCCGGGCCGTGAGTACCTTCGCCATCTAAAAGAGCAGCCTAAAATCATTGAAGCTGAACTTCGTCGATTTGTCATTGAATGCGATGAAATACGCGACGAAACGCGCCGCCCGCTGACTGAGTGGGAAGCCGAACAGGACCGGTTAAAGCAGGAAGCTGAAGCCAAGAAGAAAGCTGAGCAGTTGGCGGCAGAAATTGAAGTGGCCCATGAGATGGCCCTGCTAATGAATGATGCTTTCGATCGAGACGCTAAAGAAAAGGCTGAAGAGGTTGAACGCCTGCGCAAGGCTCATGAAGAATTCATTGCTCAACAGGCAGTAGAAAAGGCGAAGCGGGAAACTGAAGAAAAAGCCAAGCGCGACATTGAAGCCGCAGAACAACGTGAACGTGATGCAAAACTGGCTCAGGAACGAGCAGAACAGGCCGTCAAGGATAACGCCGCCAAAGCTGAACGTGATGCCAAGGAATTAGCTGAGCGTGTCGAACGCGAAAAGCAGGAAGCTATCGCAGCCGAACAACGTAAAGCGCAGGAAGCAGCAGATCGCATTAAGCGTGAAACTCAGCAGAAAGAAGATGCCCGTCTAGCTGAAGAGAAGCGGGTTGCTGATGAAGCAGCGGCGCGAGCAGCCAACGTCGAACACAAGCGCGCTATCAATCAACAGTCCGTGGCTGATTTAGTCGCTGCCGGTATCCCTGGAGAATGTGCCGTGCAATGCGTTAAAGCCATTGCTAAAGGCCAAGTCTCAGCAATCGCAATCACCTACTAATTAAACCGGAGTATCCCATGCAACATGCATTTGCTGGGCAGACCGCATCGGGCTGCTCTGATGAACCACCACGCAATCCTCTCATTGAGCTTCTGCTCTGGATTGCAAAAACATTAAACCAGCGAGGTGAGCCTTAATGGATATCGTAAAAGCACTTCAATTGCTCGCGGTTGATGCTAGCCGCGTTGGTAACAATGACCTGTTTCAGGTCGCATATAGCCTATTTTATCGGGGGTTGAAATGAGCCTCGCAACCACAGAGCAGGAAAGTGTCGCAAAAAGAAAAGAGCACGTTCTGGATGCCCTGCATTACCGAAGAAAAAAACAGCGAAAGGTAATGCAGTCCTGCTTGAAACTAGCACGGTTGGAATGGATTAATCAGCGCTATTTCTTAGGTGAGCAACCATTTTAAGGTAAATCATGGAAACTAAATTGGTTTATAAGGCGATTGCGGCAGTGGCAAAGGATTTGTCAGAACTTGGGATAGCTAAGGATAGCCGTAACGCCCAGCAAGGCTTTCAGTTTCGAGGGATTGACGCCGTGTATAACGCGCTGTCCCCTTCTCTAGTTCGTAACGGACTGGTTATTTTACCTCGCATAACTGATAGGACTGTTTCAGAACGAGTCACCCAAAAAGGCGGTGTTCTTTTTTATGTTGTAGTTAAAGCTGAATTTGATTTTGTCAGTGTTGAAGATGGTAGCACTCACACGGTTATTACTTTTGGCGAAGCAATGGATAGCGGCGACAAGGCAACAAATAAGGCCATGTCGATAGCCTACAAATATGCAGCGTTTCAGGCGTTCTGTATTCCAACGGAAGAAACTGCAACCGATCCGGATGCGGAAATTCATCACCCAGCACCTCGAAATCCTGACCAGATACTTGCTGATTTTACCTCACAGGCAAGCAACTGCCAGTCGTTGGATGAGCTAAAGGGAATTTATACGCCAGCATGGAATGCGCTGGCTGGCTCTGCTGCGCATCAGGAGAAGTGCGTCGAAGTGTATAAACATCGCGGTTCAGAACTCAAACCTAAGAAGGCGGCGTAATGGGACACACAATAACTATCAAGCTACAGAAACCGGCAAGGGAGTTTGCCACTGGTGATTCCATAGGATTTGGAATACGCGGCGGGGTTCGCTACTACGACAGGAAGTCGCAGAAAAACGAATTCACCAACTACCAGGCTGTGATTTTTGCCAAGGAAGGCAAGCAAGCGGAGTTTTACAGGGAGGCGCTAACGGAGGGCGCTATCGTTGAAGTGTTTGGGGAAAGCATCAAAGTCGATATTTACGATGGGCAAAACGGACAGTCCATTACCCTTGAGCTGAACAATGCTAGATTAGGATTTATCGAAGCTGGCAATAAGCAGGGAAAGCCGCAGCAGCAAGAATCAGGGAAGAGTTCAACGCCGCAAAATCAGCAGCAATGGGGCCAGCAACAGGCGGCGCACCAAAGCAGCGAACCACCAATGGATTTCGATGATGATATCCCGTTCTGAAGATGAACCCAGCAGGTAACCACCATGCGGCCAGAGCAAATACTAGCACTCCTCCGTGCGTACCCAGATGCAAATATAACCTCTTTCCATCGCTCAATGAGAAGCACAGGTGGCGGGATTTATTTGTCTGGCGGCGCAACGGGTGGGTGCACATTGAATTACACCGACCCAGCCTATGCAGGTTTCGGTGGAGTAATGGAAAACCAGTCAATATTCATTGAGCTGACTTATGTGGTGAATATGAGACACCTTCTCACGGAAGAGAAGTGGGCAATAAAAGAAATATCGGCAGAGGGAACGATTTACCGGCTTAAGCCTGAGTTCATGCCAGATGATCCATCACCGTATTGCACCTGCAATGAAGAATTGGCGCTGCGCAAACAGGAGCGCCTGAGACTACTTTCGGCGTCCTAACTCACTCCCCCACCCCATTACCGGCAGTCAGTCTGCTGAGGAATAGTTATGTCTGAAAACACTGATTATGACAAAGCATGTCGAGAGATAGCTCGCATTGCAGCAGCACTTGGAATTATCGATTACAGCGGTGACACCAGTGAGATATTCGACTCAATTATTATCAAGGATGAGAATCATCAAGTATTGGCTGGCGATAACGTTGTGCTGAAGAGTGCAATCGAATTCGCCACCGCGCCTGATATGTGGGAAGAGCACGGAGACTTACTGGAATACAAATATCTGGATTGGTACGTCGATGTGCTGAATAAGGCGCTGGATGGAACCACCGCCACCACTCAGGCGCTTAACGAGATAAAGGCGCAGGGTGTGGAGATGTTCTCCGAGTTCTGCAAACAGAAGGCAGAAATTAGGGCTTATAACTTCTTCACTGATGCAGGCAATGTCGCCGAGGAATTCGCCGCCAGCCTGAGGAGTGAACATCATGGCTGACAAGAAATACTGCTATCGCTATACAGACGGTAATGATTCGCATGGCCGGCCAATCGTAATACTGTGGCAAATGGTTATTTTACGGGAGACAGAAAAGACATTTTGGTATTGCCATGACTACCCGCTAATGAGTCTTGAACAAATTATCCAATATCTCAGCAAGCCAGTCGACAAGGCAATTAAGCGTAGCCGTAAAAATGCTGCCCGTTCCCGCTATCACTACACAAAAGAAGAAGCATTAAAGGCTTTTATTTACCGCAAGCAATATCAGTTAGAACGAATCCGGCTAACAAGCGAAACCGTGTCGCTTTGCCTTAAAGGGATAAGTGAGGCTGGTTTTGTTGAAATCAGTAAAGACGGTGAATTCAACAGTTTTAGCAATATTCTATCTGTTCCCGACAAAGACTTTCGCGCGGCAGAAGAAGCCGGAGAAGTAGCCTCGACGTATCGCTGGGGAGAATATTGATGAATAACCTCGAAGAGCTAAGGGAACACTGTGAAGAAATGATGGCTATCTCACCCCTGCGATATGCCTACATCCCAGCATCATCAATTATCACTCTGATAGAGAGAATTGAGAAAGCAGAAGCAGCGTTATCAGCGGCAAACGATAAGTTGAATAAGCCTGTTGTGCTGCCGCCTCGTAGAAGCGCTAGTTCTTTCGTTGACGAAGAGTTCAGTAATAAAGACCTAGCCGCGATTTACAACGCCGCCCGTGTTGAATTCAGCGTAAAAATAACAAACGCCGGTTTTACGGTCGAGGATGAGTGATGCAGAAATTCAAATGCCGTCGCTGCCGGAAAACTCACGCTAAAGATCAACTAGTAGGGAAGCGAAATAAAAGCGGTTGGACTGATAATTGCTGCCCCAACTGTGGCTGCAAAACATTCACTTTGGTAGAGGGGAATGCAGATGCTAAGTGAACAG